TATTTTCTTTATACTATTTAGTCTGCATCTGCAATGGTTAATTCTTTAGCTTCTACTTGTTTTAGAATTTCTATATAATCTGTATTCTCTATATCTTTTGGTACACTAGATGCTACACCATTAATGGTACATGAAATTGCAATGATATCATCTGTTGCTTCACCATTAACCATATCTTTTATATATTTTGCATTTGTAATATTCATATCAAATAATCCTTAATAATCTGCGTGAAAAATACACTGTGATAACGCACTGGGGCCAATATTTACAGCATAGTTATTGGTAAATGAACTAGAAGGAAAACCAGCTACTCGCAGTGCAATAAAACCATGTGTCGTCCCATGTCTAGTTACAGTCGCTACATTGGAAGACGTTACCATTGCTCCAGCAGGTCTAAAAGCTCTCCATCCTGTTCCACTGTGACTTATGGTTGGACTTACTCTTAATGGAACTGCAAGCGGCCAACCAAAGTCAATTTGTGTGCTGCCCTGTCCCTTTCCAGCAAAAATTAATGCATCTCCAGACTCACTCCAAACTTGACAATACCTTTGACATAAATGAAGTTGTTCACTAAATGATAATCTCTCAAACGGTGTAGCTTCTGTGCCTATTTCCATTTGAATATTTGTAATATCAATATTACCATCTCGTACTTTATTTGAACCCTGATTAGTTGACCAATAAAATAAAACAGACCAGTAATTAACTGATCCGATTGTTTTACTACTGAAATCTACAGCATCGTAAGTGTGTGTAAATTTTGTCCATGAGGTAGTAACAGGAACATCTACAAATCCACTATATTCGGTAGATGAACTGCCATAATAATATTCTCTTCTTAATTGAAAGGTTGTAGCAGTATTAGCCTTAACCATAAATGATACAGTTACTTGTTTATTACTAAACTGTTCTATGCCTTCTATTGCTTGTCTTGAATAAACTGTAGCACTAGTACCAGCAGTACCAGCAGTAGTAGCTCTTAAAAATTTAGGTGCATCTACACCATCGTGTCCAGCATGTTGTTGACTTAATGCTAATGTTCCACCAGCACTAAAACATGCACTAAACAGTCTATCTATAGTATGATAACCAGATTGACCGTTTGAATATGTGTGTGAAGTTCCTCTTTGAGCTATTTGGAAGTCTCCATTCATAAAACGGTTTCTACGTCCAAGATTTACTGTATCAGCAATCTTTGGGGGAGTGATTGCATCTGTAGCAATATCTGCCGTTCCGATTGAACCGTCTTGTACTTTGTCAATCCCTGTTGTTCCGTTAATTACTACAGCCATTATACTACCACCCATCTTGCGCCAGAAGGTACGGTAACTGTCACACCACTATTCACAGTGAGAGTACCAGCACTTACGGCATTCTTATTAGTTGAAATTGTATAGTTGGTTGTCACTGTCTGGTCGTTTTCGATAAACACTTGGTCTGAACCACCACCAGTAGCACCACCACCGACTGCACCCCAAGCACTATTTGAATATCCTTCAAATTGGTTTAGAGTGGTATTGAATCTGAACTTACCATCAGCAGCTGTACCTCTTTGTGCAGTTGTACCTTTTGGTAGAGTAATAGAGTCTGTACCTGTAAGTACCATGTTACTTGCAAGGTCAGCACTTGTGACTCCACCTCCGTCTGCAATAACACTAGATTTAATTCTTGTCAAGGGCATATTATTCTTTTCCTTTTAACATCTTTTGTAGTTCAGCGGTAGAACCAACAAACAATGCATTCGTTACATTCTTAGGGCCTTGGTTAGGCACTTCTTTCAACTTCTTCATCTTCGCCTGCAAGTCACCAAGTTTCTCTGTTACGTCTGCAACCTGTTTAATCAAGTTCCCAGCAACCTCATATGCTCTGGGATGTTCACCTTCTCTTGCGAGGTCTAGAATACCATCAATTGCATCCTGTCCTCTTTCTACCAACTGATAAAAATTCTCTCTCTGATATTTATAATCATTGTCAGTGTCTTGTTCATTTGTTTCTGGAACAATTACTGGGCGAGGTGGAGTAACTTCTCTTGTAGTTGTTTCCACAACATCTGTTATTCCAAGAACATTATCTAAAATTTCAGTTTGGTTTGACATTTCATACCTATGGTGCTGTTGGCCAAGTCACATCGTCTAGTGAAGTTGCACTATCTGTAATATCTCTTAGAGCTTGTCTGTAAGCAGTTTGTGCATCTGTCATAGTCAAGTCTGAACTTGCCCACCAATCAGTTTCAGCAATCAATCTATCTCGTTCTGCACGAAGTGCTTTCATTGGTTCTGCAGCAGTCAAGTCTTGCATCTTGGCATTTACCGCATCCCATGTTAAACCTTTAGGCCAGTCAGAAGAGTTGTCTGATTCGATTGCAGTTCCATCATCAGTTGAACCTGTTACCTTACGGAACATTGCTCCAAATTCGTCTGCATTTGTTGGTTCGCCTCTAAGAACCCATTGTGTGACACCAAGAGCACTTAGTGCGTCTGATACTGTTGCCATTATTTTTTCTCCTGTTTATTCATTTTGTTATCCACTAATTTCCATAAGAACTATATTACCACCCTTAGCAGAATCATAAGTTAGTATGTAACCACCAGTTAACAATTTAGTTTGGATTGTGTATGTTAAAACTCCTGTTGTACTTGGTGAATCTAGAACGCCAACATATGCTGGTGTGTCATGTTCATTGTCTGCATTTCTAACTTGCATAGTTTCACCAGAACCATCACTATTCCAAATATAAGCTGCACTACCACCATTAATTTCTCTGCGTAATCTAATACCACCCCTAATTGGACTACCAGAACCATTAATACGCATATGGTTACTAAATGCAACGTATATCTTACTGTTTGCAGAGGTTGGGGTAATGTTGAGAGTATAATTAGTACTTGCCCAACTGGTTGCGGTGTTACTGGTAGATGCAATTGTACCAGTAGTTAATACTTGAATAACATGTCCTGCTGGTGGAGTAAATCCATTAGATGCATTTAGAGTCTTGCCAGATGCAAGTGAAACTGTGCTACCTGTCTCTGCGGTGATTGTGTTAACTGCTAAAGTACTCATTGTGCAATCTCCATAAGTGTAATTGAACCAGTACTACTATCATTATTTATTCTAGCTGTAGATCCACCTTTATAATAGAGTTGATATGTAGTTGAAGAAGTTGTACTAGGAGAATCTAAAATTTGTAATGATGTATGACCGTGGACATAAGAACTTCCACTAAACATAGTACCAAATCCACTTGTAGAGTTACCTAAATTTGTTGAACCTCTGTATATTGTTGCATTAAAATTATTAGTTCCAGATGGTGTACCATATGAAAAACTAGTAGTTACAAATATTTTACTATTAGAAAACTTTGGTGTTATTGCTGCTACTAAACCACTGTGTGCTACAAATGAACTAGCGTTAGTAGTGGTTTGTTGAGAGCTATTTGTTACACTTACTACTTGTATAACGTGGCCTGGAGCATGCACTGTACTTGCAGTTGTTGCCCCTACAATGTTGTCTACTGTTAATGTTGATGCCATCTCTTATATCTCCTATACGATTGACAAGTTGCCACTAACAGTAAGTGTGACACCATCTGCAACCGCCAGAGGGCCTGCTGCAAGTGCATTGTCTGTTGATGCAATTGTTACATTTGTGTTTAATGTTGGTTCGTGTACTCTGAAGATATGTCCCTTACCACTAGTAGAATTTCCACCAGAAGTTTCTCCTTGGAAAAATCCACCACCCAAATTTGCTTGTGCAGAAGTAGCAATCTTCGCCAGTGTTACCGCACCATTTGTAAGTTCAGCAGTTGTTACTGAGTTGTTTGCTAAGTCCTCGGCAGCGATGACATCCACTCCGATACTTCTTGATAATATTTTTCTAATTGCCATTTTTTTCTATCCTATTAAATGTCCGCCAAAGTTACAATTTGGGCCGTAAAACTCACCGTTTTGTGCGCCGGTCGATTGGGCATGAAGAGTAATTTCATCATTTGCAGCCAATTGAATGGTCATTGAGTCAGTTGCTGCTTCATCCCTTGCACCAATATTGTAGTAGTAAGCCATAATCATACCAGAGTGACCAGTAATTGCGCTGTTGTTTTTCTGAAACCGTGATTGCCAATACGTTGAGTCAGCACCACCAGATTGAACTCGCCCATATAATCTGTAGTAGAAGTGATAAACACCTGCTACTGGAGCAACGAATTTAGAATTTGTACTATCGTAATGACCACCTACGTTCAAAGTTGGCGTTGCGTTCAAAACAATTTTTGTCCAAGCACCGTTGCTAAATATAGTCCAAGCACCAGTGCCATAAGCGTTGAACGCTGGTTTTGTTGGTTGAGAAATTCTACCAGCACTATCTAATGTCATTGCTGTTGTGCCACCAGTGTGAACTATTGTATCTACTTTTAATGTACTTGCCATATCGTTTTCCTAATTCTTTGTATTATTTATTCGTCTTGACCAGTAGTTGGGTTATAATTTTTTGCATCCGTAAAGAAAGATGTTGTTTCATTGAAACCGAAATCACCGTCATCTGTATCCCAATCACTCGGCGCAACGTCAGCCGGTTTAGGTGTAGCAGAATATCTCTGTT